CAGCAACAATCCCAACACCACCAACAACAGCAAGTAGTTACTTATGGTCAAAAATCAAAGGTGAGGACGGAGCAAACGGAGTACCCGGTGCTAAAGGTGTTGATGGAAGAACACCATATTTCCATACAGCATACGCTAATAGTCCTACTGGTGACAGAGATTTCAGCACAACAAACAGCAACGATAAGCTATACATCGGGACTTACAGCGACTTTGAAGTTGCTGACAGTACTGATTATAGAAAATACAAGTGGGTTAAAATCAAAGGTGAAAATGGACGAGATGGTAACAACGGTAGAGATGGAGTAAGTAGTTACATCTACCGTAAGTACAGCGACAACGCCAACGGGTCACCAATGAGTGATAACTCAAATCTTAAGTACATTGGAATATATACCGGTACTAGCGCAACAGCTCCAACAACGCCAACGTCTTACACTTGGAGTAAGATTAAGGGTGAAGATGGTCAACAAGGTGTGCCAGGTGCTAGAGGTTCCGACGGTAGAACTAGCTATTTACACACAGCGTATTCTAATTCGTCTACAGGTGACCGTGATTTTAGTACTACTAACAGTACTAATAAAGAGTACATAGGTACTTACACCGACTTTGAAATTAACGATAGTAATGATTACCGCCGTTATAAGTGGGTGAAAATCAAGGGTGAAAATGGAGCTAATGGACGTAATGGAACAGATGGTCACACACTTACAGCTAATCTAAGATTAGAAGGTACTTACATTAATGGCGTAACAAATAACGTTAAAGCTTATTTAGACGTGTTTTACGATGGTCAAAAGATAACTGATGGATTTAACGCTCAGATAAAATTCAAGGGCGGTATTTTAAATGCGTGGAGCAATTTTTGGACTGCGAAAGTCGACAATACAGGATTTTTAACGAACGTAAGTTGGGGAAACAAAGAACAGGCTTACCCTATAGCGTTAGAATTAATTGCTCTAGTTACTTACAAAAATTTAAATACAGTTGCTAACGCTAGATTAGACAACGTTCCAAATGTTGAAGATGTTAAAGAATCAATAAGGAAATTTAAAACTTTTGAAAGTACCCTAGATAGTTTTAAATCTGTAATAGGTGAAATTAAAAGTAAAGAGATAAAGACTATCGTTAATACACCTAACTTATGTACCGAAGATTTTTCAAATAATAAATCTAAAAGAGGTAACGACTTATACTTCAACGTCTCACCGTCGTTGAAAGCTAATACTAAATACACGGTTATAGTTGATGTTAGTTTAGAAAAAGTCGAAGTTCACCAAAAAACAAAGGTTTACGGTGCTAAGAGTGGCGGAGGTGAACAATGGTTAAAAAGTGGGCGTAATGTCTGGATTGTTGATTATGCCACCGAACAAACAAGAGTAAATATATATCCATTAGGTGAGTTTTCGAAAGTATTCAACGTCGAAATATACGAAGGTGATTACAGGGAATTTATAGAACAAAACAACCGATTCGTTTCAATGGATACAGCTAAGAGAGAACAGTCGGGGTTTTATTCTTATAAAATAAACCATAACATAAATAACGGAAAAGGTAAGTATTTCTTAGTGAAGTTCGACTTAGCAAGTTTACCGGCTGACAAATGGTTCGCAAGTGGTGATAACGGAACCCTTGCTCTTTATTCTTTTGGAGCTAAACAGTTTACAGAAGAGTTGAAACTAAAAGATAACGAGTATATTTTTAAGGCGCATTTAGATGATACTTTTTATATATTTCACTCTACAAACTCATTAAATTTAATTAACGTTCGTTTGTATGAAGTTAGATTCGGGGTTACACTTGCAACACAAAACTCATTAATTGATATTAGTAGCATGATAGACCAGAGTAAAGAGGCGGTAACGCTTAGTGCTAGAAAGGAAATTGAAGGGAAATTAACTAATTATCCAACTAACGCGTACCTTTCAAATAATTTTGCTAATAAACAAGATCTTGAGAATTTAGTGTCTAAATCTGAATTAAAAGTCTTATCGGATAGGATTGAAAGTTCTGTTAATACTGGTAATTTCGGAACTACACTTTCCCAAAATGCTTATTATGTGAGAGTTGCATGGAACAGTATTTCAAATTATGTTCAATTTGAAAATGGAGGATTGAACTTTTACGAAGGAAGTACCACACAAAACAATTTGCGTGCAAGAATAGATGATGGAAATTATACGTTTTGGCGTGATGGTTACAACCTTGGAAATATGGGAACAGGCTATTATGCAAAGGATAATAATAAAAAAGGTATACAATTTCACCTAGAGTACGATGGATGGTTTATGGGTTGGGCATATAAGCAAAAACGAACGGATAATTTTTACACATGGAAATGGTACTACACATCAGGTTCAGTTGGTGATACTTACGCGGACACACTTAACGCTGGTTGCAATACTAATTTCAGATGGAATGAGATTTGGTACTTTAAAACAAGGACTTCTTGGTTCAACATAATGGATGGATTAAACGGTACTATTTCAGTTGTTTCAAATATAGAAAATACTGGAGATGGTGGCATTCGTTGGTGGACTAGAAACTTAACATTTAAAAACGGAATATTAATTGGAGGATAAAAGAATGAATGAACCTATAGAACTAAAATTTACAAATGCAAAAAATGATATTACAAAATTTATCGAAATCACTGGAAATGAAAATGGTGTCCCACCTTTTGTAATGGTTGGGATTTTATCTCAAATTTTAACAGAGTGGCAACGACGCGAACTTATACAGTTAACGGACGCAATAACTAAACCTAAACCGGAAGGAGAACAAAATAATGTTTAAATTAGCTTGGAAAAATGGCTTTGAGCTTGGTGTCGATAACCCAAAAACAAGGGTTCAGATCACTAACGAAGATATGACAATTATTATTACAAAAAATTTAGACGGTGATTTTTCAAATAAATCTGACTACGAGCTAGTTAATTTAGTATTAGAGAAATTCTATCAAGATACATTCCCTAATCGTGCTGAGAACGAACGATTTAGTAAAGTAGATGAAAAACTAAAACAGCTGGATATTAAACTGGTTGAGTTGGATAAATTGAAAAAAGAACTTGAAATTACACAAGGATCACTAATGGATTTAATCACACAAATGAGTGGAAGTTTGGAGGATGAACACCATGAAGATAATTCACAACCTAAAAATTCAAGTGAAGGAGGTGACAGTAATGATGGCAATGCTATTCGCAATTAACATAGCAAAAGGTAAACGTACGTTTGCGCAAGTACCTAAATTTCTTAAAGATAAAGTCAGAGAATGCTTAATCGATATGGATCTAGAACATTTAGCAAAAGAGGGGGCTTAAAACCCTCTTTTATTTTGCAAAGAAAGGAGTTTGATTAATGGAAATTACATTACCAGAACTAGCCGAACGCTATTATCATTTAGTACAAGATGTGTACATTCATGCTTTTACGCTTGTTGTTTTGTTGGATATTCTAACAGGTGTGGCAAAGGCTTTTGTAACAAAGACACTCAACTCAACAATAAATAGACGTGGATTGATTGAACACATTGTAGTATGTGTGATGTGTATCACAGTATATCCATACTTACTATATTTAGGATTTAACGAGATAGCAACAGCTTTCTTGTTATTTTTTATATTAAGTTACTGTCTTTCACTCATAGAAAATCTAAGTGCTTTAGGAGTACCATTTCCAACTGGTATTAGAAAAAGACTTGAGAAACTACGAGATGAACTTGACGGAAAGGAATAAGGAATGAAAAAATTAATTAAAATAGATTTTGAAAACACTACAAGAGAACGTAAAACTGAAGATAGCTATTCAGAATTATATTCTTATGATAAAAATAACGGATCATTTGAGTTTGAAATTTTAAACGATACACTTACAACCGAACAAGTTACAGCTTTATTCAAATTTACAGATAGCAATAAAATTTGGAAAACTACTGGGACGGTTGAAGGAAATAAAGTAAATGTAACGTTTGATACTAGCTTAATTACTCAAAATGAAACTGTAATTTGTTCTTCATCAAAATATAAGTAACAAATTACAGTTTCATTTTG